GCGTCTGATGTTAGTTCCTAAAATTTGATCGTAAACTGTAGATGTTCCAGCAGGAACTAATACACCTTCGATTGAGTTAACACCAACGATTCCACCTCTTGTAGAAGCGTCATTTAGGTATTTCCAATCAGTTTTGTAAAAGTCATAAGAACCTCTTCTGAAACCACTAAAACCTAAGTTTAAAGCCATTTCTTCAGAATTTTCGAATAAACCGAAAGCAGTTCCACCTTGAGCACCCCAAGATATTGCTCCTAACATATCATCAAAATCAAGAGATGTTTGTCTCTGTAAGAATAACATGTTTTCTTCAATAGCTCCTTGAGTATCAAGATTCTTAAGTATTGCATCAAATTCACCAAGTCCGTTAGCAGCAGTAAATCCTACTTCTACGTTACCTCTTGCTTGAATAGCAGCAAATAAACCTTGTGTACCTCTTTGAGTAGCAGCATTTAAAGCAGAACCATTTAGTTCACCTTCAATCATTGCCATTTCTAAGTAATCTTCAAATCTTAATCTAGTTTCAGATTCAGCTTTTAGATACCATAAGAATCCAGAAGTTCCATCTTCAGTCGCAACTTCAACCCATCCAATTTGAGCCATGTCAGAACCAGATATAGTATATTGGTTTCTAATTATGATTGGAGAGTTAGAGAATTGAGTAAGTACTGGATCAACAGATACTCTAGCAAGAGCACCACCAATAGCAATATTAGATCCTTTTGCGTAATCAGAACCGTATACAAATACTTTTAATCCTGCAGCAGCAAAACCTTGAGCAGTTAAAGTAGCTCCAGCGCCTGAAAGTGATTGAACTGTAATATTACCACCTACACCAACAGTAGTTGCTGTAACGATAGCTTTTGCTTCTAGTCCAGAAACTGGATCTAAAACAACAACAGTATCATTTACTGATATTACGTTTTGAGCAGTTGCAACACCAGGAGATAAATTAATAACCTGAGTTGTTCCAACTACAGCACCTGTTGTACAAGCTAAGTAAGATATGTGTAATCTATTTTGTTCAGACCAAATTACTTGATCAGAAGTCATTGGCATTTCAGCGCCAACCATTTTTAAAAATCCAGATAACGTTCTGTTTCCGTAACGCTCTACTTCTTGTTCGTAGATTTCTGGTAAGTACTGCTGAGCAAATGTCGCACCTGCAGCAGTGTTAAATTGTAGGTAGTTACTTGCTAGCAGTTGTTGTGCTTGCGACGGTATAATACTACCAAATTGAGGACTTAAAGCCATAATTTTAGTTTTTAGTTAAATTTTGTTTTTTTAATTTTAAGTTTTGACGAGTCCATTCCACTAACCGATTTTACTTTTAAACCACCTATAAAAACTTCACCAGAACTCTGTGTTCTAGCTTTGTCAAACGTTGGGTTTTTAGAACTACTAATAACTTCTTTAACAGCATCAGCTTTTCCTTGTTCGTAAAAATGACTAGCGATTTTATCGACGTTGTCAGCGGCATATATAGCTTTGTGATAACCAGATGTATCTTTTATATCACCGTTTTTGTCTAAGAACTTCTTAGCTAGATATTCGATGTTTGATTGATTTTCTGAAATCTTTTCAGGATTTTGAACGTTGTACTTAAATTTCTTTTCACCAACATTGATATCAAAACCTTTGAAATCTTGGCTAAATAATTCTTTAGTACTTTTTTTAAATCTTTCTTTTTGTTGTTCTGCTACAGTTTGTCGCTCGTTGTAGCGATTGAAAAACTCTGTTGCTTTTGCTTGCTCTTGGGTAACACCAGGTCTCAACTTGATTTCCTCGTAATATTTATCCTTTAAGTCAGTCAAAAACCCTTTTGCTTTTGCAACCTCTTCTTTTTGGGCAAGTTTTTTCTTTCGGATGTCTCGCTCATCATCCAAGTCTTCATCAAAGGAAAAGTTATCTTCCATGATAAATTCTATTTCTTCCTCGTTTAAATGAGGTTTTGCTTTTTTATAATACTCTTTTAATAAAGAATTTTGATCAATGTTAGAATAATCTGCATTTAATCTTGTGTAATCCTCTATAGTTCCACCTGTTTCTTCCATGAACGAAACTAGTTTTTCAATGTTTTCTGGCAAAGGTTTGCCAAGAGTTTTTTCATCTCTGATAGCTTCTTTAACTTCTTCAGTAACTTGTTTTATTTCTTCCTCAGTTACTTCGGATAATGGGTTAAATTCTTTAATAACTTCGTTGGACTCTGATACTTGTTTGTCCATCTTAACGCTATCTCCGGCTTGTTCGCCCACATCCACTTTTTCTGTTTCTCCGATTTGAATGGCATCTTCTTCTTTTTTTAGTTCTTCACTAGGTACAACGACTTTTGTCACATCTGGTGGTAATTCTACTAAAGGTTCTTTTAAGTTAACCTTTTGTATTTCTTGATTCTTGTTGCCTAATTGCTTAGGTTTTTTAGACTTTACTTTAAAGTCTCCTTCCTGCTTAACAGGTTCAATTGCTTTTGTTTCTTCTGACATAATATAATTAAATAGTTAATAAATTTATAGCATTGTTGGGGCTACGTTTTGTTGTTCAAAATCCCTAGGTAAACCATCGGTTTGTCTTTGGTTTATTAATTGACTTTGTTGTGTAGCTTCCATTTTGCTACGTTTATCTTTACGGTCTTCAATATCACCTTCTTTTGACTGGGTGTTTTGAACTTCCATTTGTTTTAATTGCATATCAAATTGAAATTGCGCTTGCATTTTTTGTTGCTCTAATTGAGCAGCTGACTGCATACGTTGTAATTCCATTTGTGCTTTAGCTTGTTCAAATTGAACTTTAGAATTGTTTATAGCTTCTTGCTTTTGCACTTCAGCCAATGCTGTTTTTTCAGCGGTATCTGCTTGGGCAGCAGCTTGGGCTTCTATATTAGATTTTTGATTAGCCTGTTCTTGTTTAGCTTTTTCTTTACGTTTTATCTTAAGCATTTGATTAGCTAACTTAAGATTATGTATATTTCGTATATCAATAACATCTTCTAAATCAATACCGCCTTGCTGTAATGCCATCTGCATATTAGCTTCTAGTTGCGCTTTTTCTTCTTCATCTGGTTCTAATTCTAAGAATATACCAAAGTCATGAAGATTTAATCTTTTTACTTGTTCTAGTGTAGAAACGTTATAAGTGGATATAGAATTAACTAAAGACTCAGAGGTTAAAGGATACGATAAAGCATCATCAACTTTTAAAGCTATATTTTCAGCTATTTTTAGCGTTAGATATAAGCTTGATTGAACTATGTGCTTAGTAGCAACGTTAGATGCATTAGCGGCCATTTTTTGTAAACCTACTAAAGTACTTTTATCTGGTAAACTACCGTCTCTGGCTTCGTTAAGTCCTGTTACATCTCTTATCATTTGCAAATAGTATTGATAAGTTTGTATTAAACTTTGAATTTTAGCTTGACCACTAGAGCTTGTTAGTTCTTGAACGGGCACTCTACCTCTGTTCATTTCACCGTCTTGATTAAGCGATCTACCTACTATCGAACCAGTTTGGAAATACATATTAAGCGCTTCTGCTGGATTGTAGTTTGTTCCGTTACCTAAATCAACCTCAGCTAAACCATCCATGTCTAAAAATACACCATCTGGTACTAATCTAGACATTACTTGTTGTAACTTAAGATGCGTTAGTTGAATCATATCAGCAAAACCAATACATTTACTAACCATAGATTCTATTCTACCTTTGTACATTCTAGGAGCACAAATAGCATAATTCATTTCTACCTTAGTAGTATCAGCAAAAGGTCTTGTCATGTTTTCAGCAAGTTCCCATTTTAACAAAGTATTATTGCCTAATACTTTAGCGCCACTATATAAAACCTCAATAGATCTTGATACTCTTTCAAACCCATCATTTTCTGGTGGATTAAATTCGTCTGTTTTTTCTAATGCTTTTTGTAATCCTTGAGGGGTGTTTTTTATTTTAAATACTTGATTTGAATAAGTCTTATATTCAAAATACATAACTTGAACAGTGTTCTCGTCATAATTACCCCATCCAGTTACGTATTGTTTATTACCTGGCATTTTTTGAATGTCTAGTAATTCTTTTTCACTTATATTTGGAAATTCTTTTTTAAGCTCTGGTATAGTTATCGATTTAACTTCACCAACATAATATATATCTTCAAAGTTTGGATCTTCAGTATATGAATAAACCATGTAAGCTGGATCTACGTAATCAACAGTGATTCCTTCAGCTACATTAAAATCAGTTTTTGTTGCAGCTATCCCTAACACGGTTAAATCCATGTTAAGTCTACGTCTAGTTAAATCGTATTTGTTCTGTGCTAATACTCCTGATATAGTTTCTTCTTCAGCAATTTCAATAGCTTGCTTGTAAGTAAGTTGCATATGTAGTTCTAGTTCTTCTTCAGTCCCAGGTAGTTGTGAAGTTGGGCTTTGATAAAGATCCATATCTAAAGTAGAATGAACCATGTCTAG